CCTCTTTGCAGGGTTGGGGGTCGTTAAAAATAAATGGGCAATCAATTACAAATCCATCTACCCAAATAACAAGAGGACAAAGAATAAAATTGTTAATTGGTGCTAATGCTCCGTTTACGGACGATGTAACCATTTTTTCTTTTAATACTGGTGGTTTAGCTAACGACAAAACAAAAGGCACACTCTACAAAGTAACCTGTTACCTAAACGGGAACGTTGTAGCCCAATACGACTTTGAAAACCCTACTAATCAAGTGGGTACTACCGTTTTAGATTCGGTTAGCGGTGGGTCGAAGAAGAATTTGTTTAACAAAGCAACTGCAAGTGATGGGAAATCAGTAGGTTCTACGGGCGCATTAGCTGACAATGCAGTAGCAACCGCAAGCGATTTTATTCCTGTTAAACCAAATCAAACTTATGTAAGAAACCTTGATGTTTTTAATACGACCGCATGGTATGACGTTAACAAAACATTTATTAGTAGAGTGTTTACGCAAAGTTCAACAGCGCCATCAAATGCTTTTTATGCAAGGTTGACCGTTGATTTAGCGTATAAAGAAACATTCCAGTTTGAAGAAGGCACAAGCCCTACAACTTTCGAGCCGTTCACATGGCAAACGGTTAGCAATGCAACCAACTTAATCCCAAGTTTTGATGATAGCCGTTGGAGTTTACATGGGAATACTCAAGTGTTAGGGAAGGATTATATTCGACTTAATGCCACAGCAGTAGCACAAAGAAATACGTTTGATTTTCCTGCAGTTGTTGGTAAAACTTATTTATTCAAAGCGAACGATGTAAACCAATATTTAATAAGAGGTATTATTGATTCAACCATATTGGTTTCGCCTATTTCCGCTAATACGTATACTTTTACGGCAACAGAATCAATCATGAGGATTCAAACAACGAATCAAACAGCAGGAACATTCGACTTCATCAAACCGCAACTATTCCAATTAGACGGAAAAGAAGGTACTTTAAACGGCAGTCCTACACGACTAAACAAAGCGAGTAAACGATCATTAACCGCCAAGAGGTAAAGAAAAACCGTATAATTTACGGAGTGAACAAAATAAAGGAATGTTATATAATGGGGGTGTATTTATGCGAGAATTTGAGGCAAAAAATTTCAGTTTTGAAGTAAAGGCCATTGATGATAATACATTTGAGGGATACGCAAGTGTTTTCAGAAATGTAGATTCGTATAATGATGTGATTGAACCAGGCGCATTTACAAAGACGATCCAAGAGGCTAAACGGGTGAAAGTGCTATGGCAACATGATCCGATGCAGCCAATTGGCAAGCCTGAAGTCATGCAAGAAGATAATCATGGGTTATATGTTAAGGCTCGTATTTCTAAAACTCCAAAAGGGTTAGAGGCAATGCAGCTAATTCGGGATGGGGTAATAGATGAAATGTCCATAGGTTATAACACTATTAAAGAGGATTGGGATGCCGCTAAAGGCGTTCGGATCATCAAAGAGTTAAAGCTATGGGAGTTCAGCCCGGTAACATTTGCAGCTAATGACCAGGCGGTAATTACAGGGGCTAAAAACTTTAATCCTATGCTCGTAAAAATGCAAGATTGGATCAACAATGAACTTAAAGCCGGGAAGGTTTTGAGCGATAAGAATAAAAATCTTGTACAAGATGCAATAACAGCCTTACAAGCACTTTTAACGGCATCAGAGGGTAAAGGCGTTGAGCCGGTACAAACCACTCAACCAAGCCCGAAGGTGGACGAAAAAGCCGCCCAGGATATACTTGCAATCTTGCAAGATATGAAACAGTATTCTAAAAAATAAGGGGGTTTCTTGAATGGAACTTAAAGACTTACAAGCCCAATTACAAACAACTTTTAATGAGTTGAAAGATATGGGCAACCGCCAAGAGGCAGAAATTAAAAGATTTGGACAAGCATCAGAAGAAACAAAAACATCAATTGCAAACATCAACAAAGCATTTGACGAGATCAAAGGCCGCATTGATGCAATTGAAACAAAAGCTAACCGCCTGCCAATGGGTGCAGATGGTAAGCCGGCTGATCCAATGGCGCAAGAAAAGAAAGATGCTTTCTTCAAATTCATGCGTAATGGTTTAGGCGAACTTTCAAGAGAAGAAAAAGCACTAGTGCAAGATGCTACAGGTGATATTCTTGTACCGGCTGATCTTGATTCTGAAGTTTACCGCACATTATCACAATTAAACGTATTGCGCAGCCTTGCAAGAGTGCGTAATACTACATCCGACCGTATTCGCCGCATTGGTATGAACGAAGTTACAGTTGGTTGGGGTAAAATTGAGGCAAACGTACCTGCATCTCAAAAACTTGCTAACTATGAAAGCAGCTTAACACCTACTGAGGCATATTTATATGTTGAAGACGTTCTAGGATTAACTAAAATTGGTGAGGATGAACTAGAAGATTCGGACATCAATTTACAGGCTTATCTAGCTGAATCATTTGCAACAGCATTTGCGAACTTAGAAGAGGCCGGATTCCTTAAAGGTACAGGCCATGCAAACGGACAGCCAGAAGGTATCTTAAACGGTACAACTGTAACACGTTTTACAACTGCTGCTGCCGGTACACTTACAGCAGATGACTTGTTAAAAGTATCTTACGAAGTGGCGGCACCATATGCGAACGCTGGGCAATACCTGGTTAACCGTAAAATCGAGTTAGCAATGCGCCTAATGAAAGATAGCCAAGGTCAATATTTATGGCAGCCATCTTTACAAGCTGGAACACCTACTACTTTCAACGGCAAGCCTGTTTATAATGTTGAGGCTATGGATTCAACTGTAGCAACAACAAAAGAGGTTGCTATTTTCGGAGACATTAAATCAGCTTATCAAGTATTGGACAAGCAGCAGGGATCAATTCAGCGCCTAAATGAGTTATATATTAATGACGGCCTAATTGGATTCAAGTACAAGCGCCGAGTTGGTGGCGGGGTAGTTCGTCCGGCGGCTTTACGAGTTCTAAAAGTACAATAATTTTTATAAAAGAGGCGGCACTTAAAACGCCGCCTTTTTTTAATGATTAAGGAGGGGTTAACATGACGAAGTTTAAAGCGCTTGTTTCCTTTTCCCATGATAATGGTATGTATGATCCGCATGTAAAAGAACCTTATGAACTAGATGACAAGGAACTTTTAGCGGCATGGGCAGAGGCGGGCTATATCGAATTTGTAGATGAACCAAAAAAGGCCACAAAGAAAAAGGGTGAATAAACATGCCCTTAGTTATAAACTTTGAAACAAACGAGATACAAAACTATTTAAAAGTCGATAACGATACAGATAATTTAGTTATTGATGGTATGAAAGCCGCTGCCATGCTACAGGCTGAGCAGTTTTTAAATACAGATTTTTCAACCGTTGTAACCAATGAAGACGGTACAACAACTACAACGCCAAATGAGGCACCGGCAACCGTTAAACTATGGGTAATGTCCAGGATTGCGCAATTATACGAGGGTAGAGGACAAACGGCTATGCCTGATTATACATTGTTGCAACCTCATAGAATTTACCCGTTTAGGGGGTAGCTGATGAACATTAACAAGTTAAAGCACAGGATAACGATCCAACAACAAAACGGCACACTAAACGATGGCGGCGGCAATATTAAACCTAATTGGGTAGATGTTGTGACAGTATGGGCCAGTGTAAGCCCTATAAATGCCCAGGAAAGCATTATTGCAGAACGGCGAGGGCAACAAGTAACCCATAGTATTTCCGTTCGTTATAGAACCGATATAAGCCCTAAAATGCGTTTGCTATTCAACGGGCGAGTTTTGGACATTCAAACAATTGTAAATATAAACGAAGAAAACAAAGAATTAAAAATACAATGCCTGGAGGTTTAGCAGATGCGAGTGGAAATGGATTTAACCGGCATTAGGCGGGCTATTCGTGACATTTCCGCCTTTGATGCTAGTACCAGGGTAAAAGTAAAAGACATTATTAACGAAAGCGCCTTAAACATTCAAAAGGATGCTAAACAAAGATGCCCGGTAGATACAGGGCGGCTTAGATCATCAATAACCATCCAGCCGGTAGGTAATGGCGGTATGACATTGCGGATCGGTACTAAAGTTTTCTATGCGCCTTATGTAGAATGGGGAACAGGTAAATTTGCAAACCATCCTACAAAAAGCGGTAGGGGTACACCTTGGGTATATCCAGCAAGCAAAGGCGGCAGGGAAACCGGGGAAATGGTTTTCACACATGGCAGCAAGCCGCACCCTTTTTTATTCCCGGCATTTGAACAAGAAAAACCTGATTTT